TGTAACATACTGCGAAACAGCAGAGCCAATAACAAAAGTGTCTTTGCCATTGGAGCCGCCATTTAAAGTTATGTTCTTTATTCCATCTGTGATCTCGGTGTTTCCGTCAACCACCAATTTTGCCTTAAAGGTCCGGGACCGCTGCCGCACCAGCTCCCCGAATGCATTTGTGGACTGATACATGCAGCCGCCTCCTTATTTTTCTGTCATAAAATCCAGAAGCACCATGTCTTGGACAGACAATGCGTCAAACTTATCAGAATCACACTTTTCCAAGTCGGAAAACTTGATAGTCTGGACCGGAATCTCTGTCTCAATGGACAAGAGCTCTTGGAGTTCCTCATCCCCGTCTCCTGGCTGATACGAGCTGGCAAGCTTTTTTCGCTCTTCCTCGTAAGCAATCGCTGCGGCTTCCATATTTTTCAGGTTGAGCGCAATAGCGTGTGCTACCTTAATTGGCAACTTCTTTTCCTGCATACCGCCCACGCCATTTAAAAAATTTACAAGTTGACTGTTTTTAATTAGCATCGTAACCCTCCTAAATTTGAATCAGCTCAACAGACACTCCCTGATAAGTTTTTACCCCATCCACAAGAGAGTAGATGGGGTAGGAAGGAGTCGCCGAGTAAAATTTTTTGGTAACGTATAAGTTGGATCCTGGATCGAGAAAGTAAACACTGATCTCCGGCAAGCATAAATAAGCATCTATTTCGGCCACTTGCTGGCGGCTGAGTGGGGGCCAGTTAATACTAAGAGTATATTTGATTGAGACAATATCTCCCACAAAGTCCCCGTTAGTAGTTCGATTCGCATTTTTAGACCAGATTTTTTCTTTCTTAATTTCTAACCCTCCAAGTGCGGGTTCCGGCACCGTATTTCCGTTAAATTTTAGCATTGCCACCTCCTACACCGTGATCGGGCAAACTCCCGTTGATCGGGTACGGTTATTCACATCCTCAATGACCACATCCGTGATCTGCTTTCCGCCAGCATAAACATTTATCATCGGCGTTGCACCGGGTCCTTGAGCTGCCTTTACAGCCTCATAGACGCCTTGTTTGATACCAGATATAATCTGAGCGTTGTTGGCAACCGCAGACCGGCCATTGATCTTTCCAACCATCTCAGGCCCGTTTTCACGGGCAATAAATACCTCTCCCGCATCCGGGAATCCGCCAGAAGCATACTGCCTCATGTAACGGCCACCGCCGCGAGATGATCCATAAGTATTATTAAGTTGCTGGGTCATGTTATCGGCCCTCTGCTTTGCGCTGTACACCGCAGCGACTACTCCGCCAATGCCGATCGCAATTCCTGCCACTGCCGCGCCTAAAGTAAGCGCAGACTGAAATGCGCCGAATGCAATTGCTGCTGTCAGCGCTGCTGCCGTTAAAATACCAAGCACCGAAGCTATTCGCTCAATCCCGGTCATATTATTCCAGTTTTGGGCAATCGCAAGAATGCCTGATGCTACAGCTACAAAACCGATATTTGCAATCAGTGCTTGCCCGCCTGCGCTGGCAAGGATGCCGCCCAAATTGCCAAACCAGGTTACCAGATTTGACAACATTGTACAGATCTTCTTTGCTGTATAGTACATTACGATCCAAGCTAGAAGATCGATTATAACCTCTGCCATCGTCTCCACAGCTTCTTTGTTGTTCGCCGCCCATTGAGAAAATGCCTCTAATCGCTCAGTCAACCAATCCAGAACACTAATAATGACTCCGCCAGTCCACTCGGCAATAGGATACAAAAAATTATCCCAAAACCACTTGATGGCAGGCTTTGCTGCCTTGATGGCCTCATCTAAGACGCCAATGAGGGCCCCCATTAAATCCAGAAAGCTTGTAAGCAGATCATCAATCGTCCAAATTGCCAACGGCTCTAATACATTCTCCAAGAACCATAATAATCCCTCTCCCACATTAGTAGCAAAAGGAGCGATACGGTCCCAAACATTACGGAGTGAGGTGTTAAGGCTGGTCCAATCTATCCCATAGGCAATTCTACTCAAAACTTCAAAAAATCTCGGAAGTCCCTCCCCCAGTACCCAGACACCAATAGGTACAAGCAGGTGCTCGTAAAAATCCTTAACCCCAGTAGCCACGAAATCTTTAACCGGTGCCAAGGCTTCTCCAAATCGACGTATTGCGTCAATAGCTGGCTGCGCAGTCAGCTTAACGCCTTCCAAAAATGCCTTGACCTTTTTAGCCGCTTTTTCTGCCGCTGCCGAGACTGCTTCCAGCTTTTCAGGCATACTGCCAAGCAGACCGTTATTCCCAAGAGTACCTGTAACTGGCGAAGATGTTCCGGCCGTTGTCGTATCAGCAGCCACCGTCTCGGGAAGTTTGTTAATTCTATCAAATCCCATCAGGGCATTCTCAATTTTTTTGGTCTGTTTTGCCGACTCAGTTAAGTTGTCAGCCATATCAGCCGTACTTCCTGCCGCTGATTCGGTTCCGGATGCTATTGCACTTCCCACACCTCCACCAGTCGCATCGCCGAACAATGCAACCGTAAACTGACGAAAGACTTCCGCAGCCACCTGTAAGCGCTCTATTAAGCCGTTGATGACCTTAAGAACCGGCGTGAGTGCATTTATAAGCCCTTGCCCTATCGAGGCCTTGAGCTGGTCAAATCGTAACTTCAGGACACGCGTTTGATTGGCCCAGTTGTCCGATGTCCTGGCAAAGTCTCCTTGAGCCAGTGAGAGTTGCGACATCACAAACTGATACCGAAGCATTACCTTTTCTTGCTCCGTCATCTTTGCTGTTGTCTTCCCGAAGCCGTTATTAAGTGCGTACTGATCCAACGCCGTTTGCGTCATAACAACGCCTAAATCTTTTAGGCTTTCTGTCTCACCTGTAAAAATGCTCTTGAGCTTTGTGTATGCCTCGTCCGTAGACAAATTATAAAATGACGCCACATCCCCAGTCAGCCCGGTAATAGCAGCCGACATATCATATGCTTGCTGTGTGTTCAGCCCAAACGCCTTTGCCATTGCACCATATGTACCCATATATTTTTTTGCCGTGGTTTCCGATAAACCAAACTGGGATATAGCATTTTGAGCAAAGGCATTTACTTGGGTGGTCATTTCCCCGAATGCGACATCAACCACATTTTGGACCTCGGTCAAATCAGAACCAAGTTGGATACAGGACTTACCAAAAGCAATAATTGCACCGATTCCAAGAACGGAGAGAGCCAACTTCACGGCTTTCCGGACTTTTCCGAATGATTTTGCCATTCTATCCGTGTGTTTTTCCACCTGTTCCGTAGCATTTTGGGTCTGAGTTTTTAATTTCTCGACTTCTTCCCGGTACGGCTTAGTGTATGCCTCAATCACCACGCGTAAACGCTCTAGAGTCATGCCACCACTATCACCCATGAGCCTCACCTCCTAACTCGGTGCTTTTCCTATTCTTGTTGTACCATGCCGCATATTCTTTACGGCGGCTCTTCAACTCTGCAAGCGCTTGTTCCGACTGCTGCTGTTCTTCATAGACGGCCTTCTCATCGGCGAAGAGGTCAGGATATACGTCCCACGGAGTAGGAATCGTAACTTGATTTTTGTCATCAAAAAGACGCGATATATGGGTTCCAATCAAGGCTGCCAGTTCAAAACACGTCATAATACGTTCTTTTGCTTCCCGGCGCCGGGCCTGACTCCGGCTCCACATTACATCCTGTACCTCTCCGATTGACATACGCCAAAAGGCCCCTGGGTTAATACCAAATCCAAGGGCCCGCTCATAAAGATCATATATTAGTTCGGAGATCGTTACATAGTTTCTTTCATCTCCTCGACGCGCTCTTCCATTTCTTCCTTCTGGTTCTCGGTAAAAAAACCGCTTACACTCATCAAAGGGATAATGACATCTACCATCAAAGTGAGATGCGTTCCGCCCTCGGCAACATATTGGTCAAACATTCTCTGTACATCTCTGTATTTGATACTGTGTTCCCACGGTGACATTGCCATCTGAATTACAGTCAGCATAACGCCAAGAGCTGGAATATTGCCCCCCATAAGTAAATTCATCAAGTTTCCCTTAAACTTCTCTTCTAGGCGGCAAGTCTGCTCAGTTGTAAGCTTTAACTTATGCTCTTTGTCTCCGACGCTCCAATATGCAAACGCTTTCTTCGCCTTTTTGATGTCGATAATATCTTCCTGCCGCTCTTCTTCCTGGACCTCGTCAATTCCAAATTCCATTTTTTACCTCCTATTAAGCAGTGGGGTCTGTCACCACAATATCGGACTGTACCGCCATTGTCAGGTTAAAATCAATAACTCCATTTACCCCGCCTCCAGTCCGTTTGACTGATACTTGCGCGTCAAAAGTGGTTGTTGTTCCATCTTTTAAGGTTTCCTGAAATGACAAAATCTCTCCATCCTCTTGCGCCTTGCGCATCAAACGGTATGGGCTGTCTTCGCTTGTATTTTCGTATTTAAATTTATACGTCATTTCGCCTGCATCGCCGATTCCGTTTTCGTACTTCTGATTTTTGTCCGTCAAGCAAGTATTCTGCACTTTTTCCGGCTCGATGCCAATGTCTGGGATTTCTTTCAGTCCAGGTAAGTCAGTATAGGCGGAACCGCCAGTCTTCTTATATCCTAGTTTTGCACCATTAGCTAACATGTAGTTGCTCCTTTCTAATAAGGATGGAAAACCTCTTGGGTCTTAACATCAATTATCATCTCATAGCGCATAGTTTTATGTTTTCGCCCACTCGGGTCATCAACATCCATGCACTGAGTCCGTTTTAGGCCGAGTGCTGCGATTGCAGCGTCAACCGCAACCGCAGCGGCCGAAGTGCTTTTCCTGTGCCAGATATCAACGCGGTACCGGCAGTATGCTTTCTGCTCCTGCATGTCGGTATACTCCGCGACATTGTTTTCCTCCTCCATATACTGGATGGCAAGATCATGCTCCCAGTCTTTCGGGTAACAGTCGGTAACGTTATCTGACACCTGGCACAGTGCCGCATAAACTTGATCTTTAACGTTGATCATTCGCAATCTCCTTAAGCCTTTTCAACAAAAAAGAGGCTATGTCCTTTTTGGCTTTGTTTTCGTTATTTTTCAGGGCCGGATACATAAAAGGCTGGGCAGGCTGTCCCTCAATTTTATAAAATCTACCCTCGGGTGTGTCAATATAAAACCATTTATACCTCTCAGCGTCAGCACGGTCAATCTGGCTCTCATGTATCCACCAAGGCTCTTGAGTATAAGCCGGAGCCACGTTGGGGGAGATACCGTTATGATCCGACTCACCTCTGGGCCCAGTTCCGAATTCAACATACACCCCATGCTTTTTGTTTGTGTAGCACGACCCGACATACCCATCTGACACCTGGGACACGGACGTCAGGATTGAGTTGCGCAACTCTCCGTGATTTACTGAACATCCCAGCTTTGCTTCAGCCTGCACGCGCTTAATTGCATTGCCGACCGCAACTCCCATATTCTCACTAACTACCATCTGCCCGAGCTGACCATATTTCCGGAGCAACCATTGCACTCCCTGGATTTCTATACTCATAACTTCTCCATTTCAAAACGCAGGGTATCGTATGGATATATTGCAATTATTTTGTAATCGGGAGACGCCTCTGCCGGAACGCAAAGACACACTCCGTCGCCCTCTCGGAGCGTCACCCCGTCAAATTGATATGTTACATTACCGGCCGCATCGGCTATTACTTCGTATTTCCCATCAATTCGACAGTTCCGGATATAAGATAAACGCTGCCCATATCTCTCTGCTTGCAACTTCCCCTCAGCGGGCCATACTTCCGCGCCGAACGGTTGCGGCATCCCATACTCAACATAGGAGTTTCCTTCGTCATCCTTTTGGGGGATTGCAGTCTTGAGATAGTATTGTTTGATCCTGCTTCGCTTTAGCCTCATGCAAGTGCCCTCCTACCCTAGCCAATCGATACCGGTTCAGCGTGGCATAAACAGATTTTGGAGCGGTGTCAAAGTTATATGACTCGCCGCCTTCACTCCGGGCCGATTCGCCTTCTGTTCCCATACGATTCAAGGCAATTACCGCCAGCTCACGTCTGGTTCTATTCAGCGGCTCCGGCAACCTGGTACGGCCAGTATAGGCCAGGATATACGCCTCCGCGTCATCTAATAAAAGAGAGAGCAACTCCTCATCGCTCTCTCCCGTCAGTTTTTTCAACATTTCAATCTCGGTCACTTAAACCACGTCCTTTAGCACCGACAACAATTCGGTTTTTGTTAAGGATGCTGTACCTTCGATACCCCTTTCCTTCGCCAGGGCTTTCAACTCATCGACTTTCATTTTTTCAAGATCGGGTTTTGCCTCGAAATCCGCTTTCAAAGCTTTAAATCCGGCTGTCTCCAGATTGTGAATCTGGGCCTCATCCTCCACAATCCGTTCCACATTGTCTTTTATTAGTCGCATCGGCTACCTCCTATTCCGTTGGCGCCGCATCCTTGATATTCAAATAGATGCTATCCAGTTTGTTGTCCAGTACCCAAATATCGTGGAATCTCCGGTAATCTAATTGCCATGCGTTCGCATTTTGGTTGATCGTCGGGTCGAAGATACGCGTAACATCCTGTTTCGTAACTGCAATTGGCGTAATCCGGGGACAAATCAAGAAATTGATGTCCTTTGCTGTAGTCCCTTTCACGTAGCCGCCTTGCTTCTGACCGGTGGTTTTGCCGTCATAGATGGTAATAGCCGTATACATACGGTTGGAAGGCGTAGACACAATTGGTACTCCATCAACAGAAGGCACCGCCGTGTCAATTCCCCCTTTAGAAAAAGCAATATTTGTAATCTTTCCGGCAAGCTCCATTTCCAGTTCGAAAATCATAGTTGGTGTGGCGTGGATCACCAGAGGTCCATTATACCGTTCGCGGATGGCCCTCCTTGATCTTGCGAAGGGCCGAGGTTCCAGTCGCTCCCGGGGTATAACCATATTCAATCATTCCAGCTTTATTTGCGGTAATAGTTTCGGTCGCAATCTTGGAAATCCGATATGCGTCGATCTCCGGTGCAACATATACCCGCTGGAATTCTCCCATCATTGCAGCTGCAGTAGTTACGAAATTATTCTCGTCGATGCTAACCGGATCAAGTTGAAACTTACGACCTCTATCCTGTGTCATCTTGCGAGTCTCGTACTCGAGTGTAATGCTGCCCTGCTGGTATCCGCTATCCCGGTCATAGTCTCCTAATCCCTGGAGATTTACTTTTGGGATTTTCACCTCTGCGCCGCCGTTGTATCGCACCTGTCCTGCATTCGCATCCATCCATCCCGTGACTGTCTCCTGAATAGCTACTTTGTCAAGCGTAGTCTGGAATAACGCCGCGGTTGCCAACGTATTAATAGCCATGTTTTTTACCTATCCTTTCCTTAAATTCCCATCATAAGCTTTTCGACCTGTTTTGCAAGGTCGTCATCTGAGCCTGATGGTGCTTTCTTTGGTGGCGTACCACCTTTCAGTTTTTCTTCTACCGTTGCCTGCACTGCCTCCTGAAAGGCCTTTTCCATCGTGACAATAGACTTATTACAAGAGTCAGCATCAGCATAATTAAGCATTTCGGACAAAGGAAAAAAAATAATCCGCAGACCTATTAAGGAGCTGGAAAGAGTAAGGGGAAACACGATTTACGAAATG